TACCTCCCCCTAAGTCTAACGACACGTACTCATTGTCTTGGAACTCTACACCAGCAGTGCGTAGGATACCTTTGAATACTGCCTCAACTATATCGCCTAGCATCATGTTCATCATGAACTGCTCTGGCATTGGCTCTTTTTCTTCTGGCATGTTCTTTTCAAACCAGAGTTGACACTTAGCGCGTCCTATGTTGGACATTCTAAGCCTGAACGCATCCCGTGGCCCACCGTTGAATTGCTTGTTTAGTCCTGCCGATACGTCAGAAGCAACGTTATCAATTATTGCTTCTGACATTTCTGCTTGGCCTAAAGTAGCATCACGCATGAGTATTTTAATGGGTAGTTCAGCAGCGTGTGCAAAGTTCATCCTAGAAAGGAATTTCTTCTACTTGCACGATAGCGTCAAGTGTAGAGGGGTCTATAGCTACATCAGGCTTACGTAAAGACTTCCACTTACTAAGTACATACTCATTACGGTAGTCAACGTAGTCAATAAATGATTGCGCTGTAACGTGATCTTCTGGAACTATTTGTGTTTCTGCACCCAAGGAAGCTAACATAGTAGCGTATTTGTTTCCTGTAGGCAAAACTTCTTTTTTAGAAGAGAGCACTATACTATACTCAACAGGTACAAATTCCAAAGATACAATTTCTTTAAGTGCTTCATCCAAGGAACGCTTACTGTCAATATTCTTTACGTCCATAGTAAAGTCAATCTCTGAGTCATAACCTTTTACAGCTACGCCATTCTCATCAATGACCTTGCCTAGCTTAACTTTACCAAACAAAACCTTGGTGTTCTTAACACTACGGATGACAGCTTTAGTATCCTCATCTAATGCTTCCCAATCCTTAACATACGTGCTAGGCCGACCAAGGTTGAATGTCCCTTTGGTATCTTTAAGATCACCCTTAAGAACGTCAACCATAATAGTTTTGTTCATAGTGCTACTAGAACTATCCCATTGTGTCCACTGCTGCTTTTGTGCATAAAGCCTAATAGTAGCATTACGGCTATACACGGTGTTACCCTCTGCATCAGTCAGCTTGTAAGCACCCAAAGGCACAACTACCTTCTCTTCAAGTTCACCGTCTGCATCTACTTGCTCACGCATAATAGGAGCCTGTACCTGTGCAAGGCGTGAAAGGTTAGGGCCACCCATTGGTGTATCATTGCTTGCGCTGAATCCCATAGCTGCTGCAAAGTCTGCCCTTCCAAGGGGCGTTGTCAACTCATTGCTCATTATATATCCTTTCTGAGCTTTATTTGAACCGCAGTTATATCATATCACATCTTTAGTGTCAAGCCAATTCGGTCCAATCTTGGCTTCTAAAAGTAGTGGTACGTTCATCTTTATGCCGTAGTAATTATCAATGATACTATTAAGACAGTCGTTAACATCGTTAATAACATTGATTACCTCCTTTTGTTCATCAGGGTGTATGTCAATGACCGCTGAGTCATGGACACTATTAACTATGCAAGAGCGCATGTTCTTTAGTCTCTTGTCAATCTCAAGCAACACAACAGGTACAACATCACCAGTAGCAAACCCTTGGACAGGGTAGTTCTTAATTCTAGTGAAGTTAGTAGGTGTATTGTTTTCCCTTCTAGTAGTGCCGGGAAATGCATACTGTCTACCTGATACATTGGTTATCTTTTGGAAACGTATAGCCTCATCACCTAACTTCTTGTGCCACTTGGCTATGCCTTTGTACTTGTCAATGAAGTGCGTGTAGTACGCAGCTTCTGCCTTAGTCCTACCAAAGCCTGTCGCGCCAAAGAGAGGGGCGAAGGTGTGTTCCTTGGCAGCTTGCCTTGCAGTAGGTTGACCTGCATCAGAGATAATCTGTGCAGTGTATGCGTGTACGTCAAACCCTGTGTTGATCTCTTCCATAGCTGTCTCGTCTTGTGACAGGAATGCAGCAGCCCTAAACTCTAGCTGTGCAAAGTCAGCTTCCATGATCTTACCACCATCCCAACGTGATACAAAGACACGCTTAACAGGGAACGTACCACCTCTAGGCATGTTCTGCATGTTAGGCTCACGCCCACTGAACCTGCCAGTAGATGTAATGTGTTGCGTTAGTGACACGTGCAGTACATCGTTCTGTTTAGTGAAGGTGTCTATACCCTCAACAAAGCTAGATAGGTAGCTAGACACAGCGTTCAACCGTTTCAAGTCCTCAAGGAACTTAACAGCTACTTCCATGTTGTTGTCCATAGCTGTAGCCCTAAGTACGTCTAGTATATCCTTGCCTGTAGAAAAACCACTAGCACTAACCCAAGATGCGCTAGGTGGGAAAAAACCAAAGCCAGCCATTCTTGATTGCTTCTTGAGTTGATAGCCTCTAGCGTCACAGTCCTTACATTTGTTGGGTCTTGCATACTTACTGCCATCTTTCTTTACTTTGTACGTTTCTGCACTGCCCTCACAAGTCGGACAAGTGAACGCCTCAGTACGATACAGAAGGTCACTGTTAGCATTAACGATCTCCTTTAGGTCAGATAGCTTCCTACAGTTATCAAACAAGTTAGGCCAATCATCCTTGGAGTGGGGCTTACGGCTAAAGATAACCTGAGACATTTGCTCTGGGCTATTCAAGTTAACGGGGGTGTCACCCATGACCTCACGCACTTGCATCTGTAGTCGAGACTGAATGGCTCCACGCTCATCCTCAAACTCCTTACGCACTGCATCCAAAGCCTTGCGATCTACCTTCATACCGTCAGACTTCATGCGTGTAAGAAGCTTGCATACCTCAAACGTAATGTCTCTCACCTTACCAAGGCTCTGAGACTCAGGTAACATGAAGTCTGCACTCTGTGCATGAAACAGTGAAGCTGTAGTATTGCAGTCAGCCTCAAGGTAAAAGGTCAACTCTGCCAATGGTATCTCATCAGTGTTGTAACCTTCCTTAAAGTAACGCTTTAGAGTGTCATCCTTTTGAAAGTCAAGGTTTCTACGGATAGCTGTGTTACCTAGAGACAAAGATATCTTTTTGACTACTCCTTTATCTGATATCTCTATGTTGTTTCCTCTGAGTAAAATACTCTCGGCAAGCATGGTATCCCATATAGCCCCGTCATACTTAAAGCCACACTCCCAAAGCCAAGCCAAGTCATGCTGTGCGTTGTGCATGATCAGCAGGGTAGTGTTATCCAATATCTTTTGAATACGTCGAGACTCAACGCCTGTCTGGTCAACGTACTCTTTGTGTTGCAGATCAAACGTCAGAGCCTCAGTGCCATCGTCAACGTCACGTACCCCTACGTTAACTAGGAAGTTACCCTCCTCCCAAGGGTCTAGTAGAAGCTTACCGTTGCGCTTTTTTGTTGTGTTCTCAACGTCCAATACTATACGCATTGTGTTCCTTTCTTTAGGCTAGGTACTGTGACCTGCCCCCGTCTAACTCACAATGGACAACCCCATGCCATCCACCCTTTAGTTTGTTCTTAGCTACATTGATATGACGCTGCTTGTCTTCATCGTCACCCTCAGTAACTTGGTTCTTAGCTATCAACAGCATCAAGTCTGCCTCTGCTGCCTTGCCTGTCTTACTACCTTCCAGCATAGACTGATCAAGGTAGACTTTATCTTGTGCATCAGCAGACAACTGACTCATCCATATAATAGCACAGTTATATTTCTTAGCTATGTTACGTGCATGGATAGCCGCAGCCTTGAGATATACGTCTGACTTGTCACTACTCTTTACAGCAAACTTATCACCCATGTCAAGTACAACTATGTCGGGCTTGCTGTGCTTAATGATGTTCTCTACCCAACCTAAGTCTTTACCTGTACTGTCAAACATGCTGATCTTTTCACGTACCTTCTTGTACCTAGCTGCAGCTAACGCATAGTTAGACTTGATCTCATCTGTATCCATACTGGCAGCAGCGCACAGGTAGCGTTCAGCTACACGTACATACTCTTCCTCGTTACATAGTACCATACACTTAGCACCCTGCTCTGCAAAACCTTTAGGTGAAGCAATAGTAGACGCATGGAAGCTTGTCTTACCTGTGTTGGGCCTAGCACCTACAATGATGAAGTGACCGCTACTTATGCCTTCTATGCGCCCAGCGAGGCTAGGTATATTCCATTTCCATTGTGACTGCTGTAGTCCTGCCTCAAGGATTGTATCTATATCAATGTCAGCCCACTCAACATTCATGTTAGGCATGAAGTTATCCTCATGTGCCTCAAGCACCTGACGTAGTGGCTCAAGAGAGGTAAGCTTACCGTTAACGTAGTCGAACCCCAAGTTAGCTACCTGCTCCCCTACGTGCTGCCTAAACATCCTAGACAGTACATCTGAGGCTACGTCCCTAGACATAGGAGCCTCTTTGCGTAGCTTGGAGAACAGACCCTCATAGAGAACCTTGTTAGCTGTAGTCATGGTACTGTACTCAGAGAAGAACAAAGCCTCTAACTCAGAGGTAGATATAGTGCGGTCATACTTTTCCATAGCGTTGTCCAAGACACGCTTGATCTTGCGTACATCTTTAGTGAACAACTTGTCAGGGCATTTGATACCCTTGTGATCTTCATAGAACTCCTGATCGTGTAGGGTTCTAATTAGAGATAGCTCCATCATCTTCTTAATGC